CCCGCACCAGCGCCATCTACGGCCACATCGCCCAGCCGTGGGAGATCGAGCACCAAGCCGGCCCGAACTGGCGGGCGGGGTTCAGCGTGGAGGAAGAGCGGTGATCGACGCCAGATAGTAGACAGGCAGACGAATAGTAGACAAAAGAAAAGGGCTCGCATCGCTGCAAGCCCTTGATATGTATGGCGCCCGAAGTTGGACTCGAACCAACGACCCCCTGATTAACAGTCGGGATTGTCGGACAGGCGGGAAAGGCGCGCCGGTGCTGGCGTTGCGGCGCGTTGGCTGTGTCTATTATAGGGCGGCACAGTCCTTCGCAACTGATTGATTTGCGGGAAGCGATTTTTCGATAGTAGACACTATCTGGTCGGTGGTACACGCTCGGGCTTGCGCCGGTAGTGGCGTGCTGTGACCTTGGCGTCCGAGTGCCCGAGCAGCTTCTGGGCGGCGCTCAGGCTGGGCAGATCACTACCGGCTTTGCCGCGTAGATCGTGCAGGCGCACGTCTGGCAGTCCGGCCTTCTCGCGCGCCACGCGCCACAGCGCCCGCAATCCGCTGGGCGTGTACGGACCTGGCTTTTGCTTGTGATGCTTCCCGCGCGGCTTGGACTCGAACAGGTACGCGCGCCCGAACCGCCGCCACAGCCGATTGGCGTCCGCCACCACGGCGCGCAGCTCATCCGACCAGGTGACCACGAGGCGCTTGCCGGTCTTGCCCTGGGCGTAGTGGATGCCCTCGTCATCAATGTCTGACAGCTTCACCCGGAGCGCGTCCGACTGGCGCGTCCCAGTCAACTCGATGAAGCGCGCGATGGTCGCCAGCTTCGGCGATGCAGCAGCGAGGATGCGCGCAAACTCATCGTCGGTGACGTATCGCTCGCGCGGCTTCTCGGGGTTGCGGTAGTGCAGACCCTTGGCCGGATCATCCCCGGAGAACGCGCCGATCCGTCGTGCCTCAGAGTACGCGGCAGACAGCAGCGCCTTGTCGCGGTTCGCCTGCACGTTGCCGTGTTCGATCAGGTAGCGGTACACGTCGGCAGGCGTGAGCGCGTCCAAGGCGACATGGCCGAATACCGGGATCAGCCGCTCGGCTGATATGCGATAGCCTTCCAACGTGGCCGGGGCCAGACGATCTGCGCTCGCGCCCATGTAGTGCAGGATGGCGTGCTCGACCGTTGTCACGCGCGGCGAGTCGCCTACCAGCTTTGAATACTCGATCAGGGCCGGGCCGTACTCGTTCGACAGTCGCAACCACTTGCCCGCGCGAACGAAGTAGTACGCGCCGTGCTTGTGGTGCATCCAGCGCGGCAGGTGTCGATTCTTTATGCGAGCGCGGCCCATCATGCGGCCTTTTTGATCGCGTCCCAGTTCGGCCCTTTCGCCTTGGCCGCAGGTTGCGGTGCCGACAGGACGGCGGATCGTTCGACCAGCGGCCTGCCGACTGCGTTGGGGCGAAACGGGATGCCCATTGCAGCCAGCGCACGGCACTGAGCCGACCAACGAATCTTGGCGGTCAGCTCGTGTACTTCGTCAGGGGTGAGCCAGACGGTCACTGTCGTCCCCAAAGGTCATGGTGATGGTCATCAAAACGGCACTCCTTCTTCCCACTGCTCGCAGCCGGCGGCGCGGGCATCGGGCGGCACGATGGCGTTCCACACGTAGCAATGGCCTGTGTCCTGGCGAAAGTGCAGGCACTGCGCGCAGGGGCGCACGACCGGCGCGCGCTCCAATGCATGGATGGCGTCGTGCAGTCGGGCAATGTCTCGATCACGCTGCGCGGGCGTCAAGGCTTGCGAAGTCATATCCAACGATCTCCTGATATTTGCCGCGCTGCTGCACGCGGATGCGGGTGGGCTTGCGCAGGTCGCCTACGGCAGGTAGCGCATCATCCACGGTGCGAGGTACGACGGCCTGCGCAGTGCGATCCAGCCACCACTTCACCGCCTTGGCCCTGGCAAAACCGCCGTGCTCCAGGCACACCCATTCGCGCACATGGCGCAGGCCGCACAGGTAGGTGACCTGCAGGGTCGGGATGCCGCGCTTGCCATCGTGGCGGCGGTAGGAGACGCCGGTGACGGGCCACACTTCGGGCGGGGTCACTTCGTCGCTGAGGATGGCCGCGTTGCTGGCTGTGGCATCGTGCCGGGCGTGCTCCTGCACGGGGAACGGGTGGCCGCAGTCCGGGCACTGACGTACCTGCACCGGCGCAATGGCGTGACAGGCCGGGCATTCGCGCACCGGGGCCGCGCTCTCGGCTTTCTTGCCGGGCGCACGCGGCGGGCGGATGGCGTCCACCGGGCCGTGCTCGACGATGTTGCCGGCGAAGTCCAGTACCAGGCAATCGGGCTTGCCGGGATGCAGGCGCATGCCGCGCCCGGCCTGCTGGTAGTACAGCGCCGCGCTCTTGGTCGGTCGCATCATGATGACGGCATCGACGTGGGTGGCATCGAAGCCCTCGCTCAGCACGTTGACGTTGACCAGGGCGCGCAGCTCGCCGCGCTGGAAGGCGGCGATGCGGGCATCGCGCTCGCCGGCGGCGGTTTCTCCGGTCACCACGGCGCAGGCGATGCCGCGCGCGGCGAGGGCGGCGGACACCGCCTCGGCGTGGTCCACGCCGGCGCAGAACACGATCCACGCGCGGCGCGCGGCGCACAGCGCCACGATCTCATCACAGGCGGATTCCACCACCTCGGCAACGTTGCAGGCCTGTTCCAGCTGCCCGCGCGCGTACTCGCCCTGGCGCACCTGCACGCCGGTCAGGTCGGCGCGCGCAATGCCGGCCTTGCTGACCAGACGCGTCAGGTAGCCGTCCCGAATCAGGTCACCGACGCGCGCCTCGTAGGCGATCTCGTTGAGGATGTAGTCGGGGCCGCAAACCGGCCCGCCACCAAGCCGATACGGCGTGGCGGTCAGGCCAGCGATGCGCAGGTGCGGATTGAAGCGCCGGCAGCCCTCGATGAACTCTCGGTACTGACCCTCGGCGCGCAGCGGCACCCGGTGGGCCTCGTCGATCAGCAGCAGATCGAAGCGCCCGAGCTGCGCGGCCTTCTTGGCCACGCTCTGGATGCTGGCGAAGATGACCGGCTCGAAGCGGTCACGACGGTTGAGACTGGCGGAGTAAATCCCCAGCGGAGCCTCGGGCCAGTAACGTTGCAGCTTGTCGGCGTTCTGCGCGACCAGCTCGCGCACGTGGGCCAGCACGCAGATGCGCGTGCCAGGCCACTGGGTCAAGGCTTCGCGGATCAGCTCGGCCAAGACTATCGTCTTGCCGGCCCCGGTGGGCAGCACGATGCAGGGGTTCCCCGGCTGCGCGCGCAGGTAGGCCCAGGTCATATCGACCGCGGCGCGCTGGTAGAGGCGGAGGTCGAAGGTCATGCTGTCGCAGCCTCGATGGCTTTCATCGTTACAGTCGCCCACCAATCTGCTTGCGCTGGTCTCCCAGCGCCGCGCTCCCGGTGGTCACCCCGAACTCGCTCATGGCGCGAGCCGCTTCGATCTCGACCTTTACCACCTGGGTGAACTGGCCGGCCACGGCGGCGCTGGCCTTGGCCACTTCCACAGCGGCGGCGAGTTTGGCGCGGTCACTCTCGTCGGACGGGTCCAGGTCGGAAAGCATGGCCAGCTCCTTCATCTGCTTGGCCAAGAAGTCGCGGATGTCAGCGGTGGTGCTCATCGAGTTTCTTCTCCAGGTTGTTGATACGGCGGGTCATCGCACCGCGTAGTTGCACGAGCTGGTTCATCTCCGGCCCGTAGTTTGTGTGTCGTGAGTTGCGCCGCAGGTTCTCCCGCATCGAGATGCACTCCAGCTTGTCGACAGTGATCAGGTGCTCTTCTGTCGTCTCCATGCCAGGCAAAAAGCGCACGACATGCTTGGGCGGGATCGGGCCGTGTTCGCCCCCCCACACCAGCCGAGCGACAGCTTCCCAGCGCGATTGCGTGGGGCCGTCGTCGCGCACCTTGCGTTCGAGTTGCCCGTCCTTGCTGATGCGCAGGGTTCCGACCGGCTTGTAGTTGTGCATCGCCCTGCCGGACAGCTGCCCCGGCTGGAACTGCGTGCACACGGTGTTCGGATGGTGGCCGGCACTCCCCTTCACGCCTTTGTTCCAGGGCGTCATGCCGGGCTGGAACTGCGTGGTTTCGCAGCCCCTGTGGCGATAGCCCCAGCGCCCCGAGGTCGGGGCGGCAAGGAAGGCGGCGCTCTTGCGCAGGCCCAGCCTGCGCGCGCGTCCGTTCACTTGCGGCTCGGTCAGGCCCATCTGCGCTGCCAAGTCTGCGGTGCGGGTATCCGGGAAGTGCGTGCGCACCGCATCATCCATCTCCTTCGTCCACTCGATCCGCGGACGAATGATGTTGAGCGGGATGCCGTACCACGCGCTGGCTTGCCGCACGGTGCGCTGGGGTCGGCCCATGCGCTCGGCAATCTCGCGCGTGCTCAACCCTTTTTCGGCCAGCTTGCGCAGGCGGCGCAGGTCGGCGGCTGTCCATTTGGTGGGCGGTTTGCGGGTCATGTGGTGCGCTCCAGATTGCGGATGCGCCGCTCGATGGCCAGGCGCACGGTCTTCTGCAGGCCATCGGCTGCGAGCGCCTCGCGCAGCAGCGGCACGCTGGTGCAAACCTTCACCGCGCGCAGTCGGTCGTCGGCTGCGACGTAGTACAGCATTCGCGTGCCGCCCTTGAAGTCTGGGACGTGGAATGCCTCGAACAGACGGGTCATGACCGGCCCGCCCTTCCGCCGCGGGCGGATCGCTGTGCACTGTGCACGCGGCCGTTGTACTCGGTGACAGTGTCGAGCTGGCGCGCTTCGTCGCAGCGGTCGATCTTCCCGCCGGCGGCCAGATAGGCTTGGAAGTCGCGCTCGATCATCTCCGACAGAGCGCGCAGTTCGGGATTGGATGAAGGGATCACGCTGCCTTCCCCCCAAACAGATTCGGCGGAGCCAGCGGCCCGGCATGGGTGATGCGCGCGCCTTCCGCGCGCAGGAATGCCACTGTTGGATCAATGGCAAGGTCAATCGCGTGCAGGCCGCCGGCGCGCAGTTCGCTGCTGGTGAAATGCCCCGGCCCCGTCGTGCTGGCGTTGCGGAACGTGCGCCCATCCGGCAGGCGGTACTCGATCCAGTTCCCGGCCTCGCTGGCATCCACCTGCTCGCAGCCGAGTGCTTGCGTTACCAGCGCCGGGATGTAGAGGTGGTGCGGACAGGCTGCGGCTTGCTGCTGGCGGGTGAGGGCCGGGCCGCACTTCGCGCAGCTCCAGCAGCCATCGCCATCCATTTCTGGCGTGGCGTGCACGCTGGTGCGGTGGTTCACCGCCGGCAGCTGCCCGCCGTGGCAGATCGCGTGGAACGGGCACCATTTGCACTCGTACCAGCCCGGATCGGTGCTGATGCCCTGCGGCGGTTCGGGCGTGGAGATGATGCGCTCGGCCTTGGCGCGCAGGCGGCTGGCTTCGTCCAGGTCGGTGTCGGTGCGCACGCTAACCATGTCCCGGCCGCCCGGGGTGCAGGCGGTCAGATAGTGGCGCGGGGCCTCGGCGTAGGCCATGTAGAGGACGGCCTGGGCGTAGTAGATCGGATCCCACAGACGCAGGGCGTTCTTCTCCCCGGCCTCGGCTTTGAGCTGTGCCAGCTTGGCAAACTTCTTCTCGTTCACCGCCTTGCCCTCCCACACATGCAGCGCGGTCGGAGCCTGCTTCAAGCCGGTGATCAGTCCGTCGGCGTGTCCGCGGAAGTGCCCGCCAATGTCGGAGAATCCGA